CGTCCGCCGCAAGTTCGGCGGCATCCCCAACTCGGAAGGCTCGACGGACGAGATCGACGGCCAGACGCTGGTTGATGAGGGCAAGGTCCGCATCGACGAGCTGCTGGAAGACCTCAAGCGCAGAACCTTCCCGGTGCCTCCCGTCATCGAGTGATGCCGTACCAGCGGTCCAAGATCCCGAACCTCAAGCGCGTGCTTACGCAGGCCGCAGAGGCCGCCGTCGAAACTGCGCAATCGGGTCTGGTCAGCTACGCGCAGCAGCAGCGCGACCTGTTCGTGCGGAAGATCGAGGAGCAGAAGTTCGCGTCATTTCGCGTCATCTTCTACCCCGAGTCGGGCACCAACCTGTCTCCGCGCTGGCTGGCGCGCAAGGCGTACAAGGGTGCGGACGAGCGCACTGCCATCGCCACCGGGCACTACGTCTCCCAGATCAAGGTGTTCACGAAGAAGCCGCGCAGGAAGCCCTTCGAGGTGCGTGTCGGCTTCGACCCCCGCGTGCGCGCGCGAGACCTCGACGGAGAGGTGAAGCCCGCGACGCTCAACCTCGTGGCGCGTGTGCTTGAGCACGGCTCCGAGAGGATGCAGATCCCAGCTCGCCCGCATTGGGGTCCGCACTTCAACGTCATGCGCCGGGAGGCTCCTCGCGTGAGCATCCGGCTGTCGAAACTGGTGGCTGACGCCATCGACCGAGTGCTCCCCGGATTCACCGAGAAGCGGAGGACGTGATGCCCTACATCCCAGAGAACTTCACGATGCCGACGGGGATGCCCCTGGCATACGAGAAGGACGTTCTCACCGCGATCAGGATAGTCGAGGAGAAGTGGACTCGCTTCTATCCGCAGATCCGCTACTTCTCGCTGAACAAGGCCGTCACGAACGTGCCCCTGACCAGCACGGGCGACATTGACACAGAGTCAGTCAGCGGCACAGCCGGTGGAACTACGTTCGACCCGGTGTGGGGCGAGGCCGTTGACCCCGTTGCCTTGGCGTCTGGCTGGAAGCAGCCCCACCTGAGCGGCGATCGACGTGCGGTGGACCCCGAACAGTTTGCCACCCCGGTGTACATCAACGCGCAAGTCCGTCGCGAGGCCCGCGAGAAAGAGCTGAAGAAGCTCGGCTTCGACGAGGTGCGTGACCTGCTCGTCACCATCCCGCTGTCGCTTCTCGACAAGCTGGCGATCACCGTGACGCAGGGTGATCGCTTCATCTGGGACAACGATATGTTCGAGGTCTTGCAGTACGAAACGACGGGGTACTGGAAGAACACCAACCTGCGCATCTACATGGTGTTGAACTGCCGCCACCAGCATCCGGGGTCGTGATGTTCAACATCGACAAGCTCAAGCCCGCCAAAGTAGTGCGCGTCCACAACGCCAACCGGATCGAGTTCGACCTCGACCTGGGCTTCGGCATCCACATCCATCGCGTCTTCAACCTGCAAGGCTTCGACACCAAGCAGTTGCCAGAGGTGACTCGGCAAGCTGCCGTTCACGCGGTCGTCGTGCTGATCGGCGGCAAGAACGTGTTCGTTGAGCCAGAAAACGACAGACCCGACTGCCGCGAGGCTCGCGTCTACCTCAACGAACGGATTCACGGCACGCCTATTGGTTTCGTGTCGAACATCCCGCGTCTCGCTCGGCCGATCTTGGACGTTGCGATGTTCTTGTCGTGGTTGGTTGACCATGCCTTCGACATCAAACTGGTTCACGCGGTCATCAACGGACAGAAGCACCCGGTCATGGAGGGCGGCTGATGGCTGCGCCAGCGTCGTACGAGGACACGCTTCGTCGCCACGACGTTGCGTTCTACAAGTGGCTCGGAAACCTTCGCGTTGACTACGGCGCACCTTCCGACTTCCCTGCGGAGTCGCCGTTCGTCAGCTCGTATCCGACGCGCCAGAACTTCCCCATCCTGCGGACGCAGGCGACGCGCGAACGCGCCTTCGCCACGGTTGTCGATCTGCTCGTTTCGCTCGGCTGGATCAACACGGGCACGGCCGACCAGATCCGCCAGAAGGCAGGAGATTTCGCAGTTCTGCCGCTGCCGATCGCCCTCATCGAGCGCGGCGACTACGAGATCGACACGACGGCCGCGTCGGTGCCGAAACGCTTCAGCCGGTCGTTCTTCAATCAGGCGACGTTGAAGTGGGAGAGCCATCCGTGGCCTGCCACCTACTTTCTGCCCTATCGCGTCACCTTCTGGTGCAGCAAGCGGTACACGGAAGCCTTCATGCGTGAGTGGGTCATGGCCCAGCTCGGCAAACTCGGCGCAGCCGACAACGAGGTGCTGATCCCCGTCGAGCACCGGCAGCCGTGGGGCACGCAGTGGCACAAGCTGCAATACGAAGGCAGCTCGGATCTGTCGGACCTCGAAGGCGATCTGCCGCGCCAGATCCGCTACGAGCTGTCGTTCCGGCTTCGGATGCTGCACTTCAAGCCGAACGTCGAGTCGTACGAGCCGATCAACGCGATCCAGACGCCGATTCATCTCGGTCAGATCGGTGACGTTGAAGGTGCTGACCCGTTCGCAACCACGGCGGACGAGGCTGACACGCCCGTTTCGACGGACAACCTGTACATCCAGTACTACGCTGGCGACGAGATCGCGCGACACTGGCCCAAGGACGGAACCGCGACTGTCGCCAAGTCGAACGTCTCTCCTGTTGACGGCGACATCCGCACCGTCATCCGCGCAAACGTCCGAACGGTCAACGATCACGTCGGCGTCGCAAACCGCGCTGTCTATCTCGCCGCTTCACCGAACAACATCGCTTTGATGTCGGTGGCCGCTCGCTACACTTCCACCGCTGAAGTCGCGCTCAGGATGTGGCAGCGGGCGGGCACGGAATCGCCTGCTTCTTGGTCGTCGTCTCGGGCGGTGACGTTGCCAACCTCCACGTTCTGGCGCGACTTTCAGTTCTTCACCTTGCTCGATCAGCCGGTGTTCTCCCTGGAGTGGGAGGGACGCGCGATTGCCTCGACCGTCCACTTCACGGACGTGTCAGTGAAGCACATCTACAGCCTGACACGCCTGTCGCCGTCCGGCACATCGGCCGGTCCGTTCTCGACTACGTTCCACACTTGGAACGGGCTGACTCGGCATCAGGCGTATCTGGTCGTCGTCATCCCGTCGGCATACTCCGGCCAGTGGCAGGTTCAGGTCGCGGATGACGAGCTGTCACCGCAGCACGTCCTGACCCGCACTTTCGACGCCACTCGCGAACGCGGCTTCGTCGAACTGATCCAGCCCAAGGCTGGGTCCATCTCTCTCACCCTCCCGGCTGCGCTCTCCACCGCTGCCGTGTTCGTCCAACCCTACCTCGGCGTGTTCTCAGCACGTCTGCCCTGATGGACTTCTCTCGCCTTGAACCGGCCATGTGCAAGTGCTCTCGCAAGCCCTTGCCTGAACTGGTCGCCGCCTGGAGCGCACGCACGCAGGAGCGCGTGAAGCAGGTCATGTTGTCGGGCAAACGCTTGAACTTCGATGCGCTGAAGAAGGAGGCGCAGATGCTCGCCAGCCTCGGGCGCGGCGGTCCGGCTGCGTTTGCCGAGCAACACGCGCACTACGGCCACTTCTGCGCAGAGTGCCCCTATCGCGCGCACACTCCGTTCAAGGAGACGCTGGCAGTGGACCAGCCCGAATCGTGAAGGTAGACTCGTATTCTCCACAGGTGATGGTATGAGCCGCCACAACCGCAGGTTTGATCGCCCGCCCGTCGTGCAACCACGACCGACGGTTGCGCCTTCGGCACCAGTCGGCCAGCCCGCACCTGAAGCCTCACAGCAGTTTCTGGTGGTCATCGAAAACATGACCGCGCAGAGTCTGGAGGTATCCGTTCTCAACGAGGGCGGGGCCGTCGAGGGTCTGAGGTTAGACCCCCGAGGCAAATCTCGCCCGGTCCTCCATAGCCGGGTCGGCCACTACACCCACGACCTTGTGGCTCGTGGCCGAGTCCAACTCGTTCCACAAAGCTGATTCGGCTTAGGAGCAACATCAGATGGCACGTCGTATCTCTCCCGGCATCTACACGAGCGAACTCCAGTTCACGGAGGTCGTTACGGAGGTCAGCCGGACCACCGCCTGCATCCTTGGCGGTGCCACGAAGGGTCCGGTCAACACGCCGACCCGCGTCACGTCCGAACAGGAACTGATCCGTACGTTCGGACTCCCCGTCGAGAGCGATCTCGGCCTCCTTGTCGCGATCGAGTTCCTGAAGCGCGGCAACAGCCTGATCTACATCCGCGTTGCGAGCAGCAGCGTGGCGACGGCTGCTTCCAATCTTCTCGGCAAGCCGATTTCGGTTGCTGGCGCGTACGCGACCGGCACCGTGACGATTGTCACGAACCCGCTCGATGGCGATCTCGTCACGATCTCGGACGGAACTACGTCCAGGGTTTTCGAGTTCGACACCGCAGTTGCCGCCACCGGCACGGTGGCGTTCACGGGCCTCCCGACGGACGGCGAAACGGTCATCATCAACGACGGCTTCGTCGCTCGCACCTTCGAGTTCGACACCGCCACCGCTGCTACGGGTTCGGTCACCATCGCGGTGGGCAACGCCGCTGACGGCGACAAGGTGACGCTGATCGACGCGGCCGGTCGCACGGTCGTGTTCGAGTTCGACAACAACGCGGCCCTGACGGGCGACGTTGCCGTCACCATCGGCGCGGCCAACACGGACAGCGCGACCAACCTCGCCGCTGCGATCAACAACCACCCGACCCTGGCGATCACGGCCAGCGTTGCCTCGAACGTCGTCAACCTCACGCAAGACGTGGTTGGCACGGCGGGCAACACCGCCATCACCGAAACGGGTGCCAACATCTCGAAGTCGGACTTCGCTAGCGGTGAGAACCTGACGGCGAGCACGCCGGGCAACATCGCGGTCCTGCTCGGTGCTACGGCGGCGGCTTGCGCGACCAACCTCGCGGCGGCCATCACGGCGCAGGTGGGCTTCCGCATGAACGCCTCGGTGTCCACGGCCACGGTCAACCTGACCAATCAGGTTCCGGGCACGCAGGGCAACGTAGCCACCATCGAAGGTCTGACGAACGCCACGGTGACGGGTATGTCGGGCGGCACCAACAATGCCGTCACGGGTGCCAACGTCGCGGTGACGATCGGCGCGACCAAGGCGGCGACGGCGATCAATCTCCGCGCAGCCATCAACGCGGTCGCCAGCTACAACGTCACGGCCACCGAGAACACGGTTCCTGCTGATCCGGTCGTTTCTCTGGTGAACGACGTGCAGACGGCGACCGGCAACGTCGCCATCACCGAATCGACGAGCGCGGTTCGCATGACGGTCACGGGCATGACGGGCGGCGTCACCCCGGCCTTCGGCGCGGACACTGCGGTCATGCGCGCTTCGGCCAAGACGCCGGGCACCTGGGGCAACTCGGTCCGCGTGCGCACGCAGGCGACCACGGTCATGGGTGCTCCGGCCGGTCGCTACGACCTGCTGGTCGAGGCTCCGGTGGACAACGAGGGCACGATGCAGGTGGTGGAGCGTTTCACCAACCTGAGCAACGACAGCTCCAGCTCGCGCTTCGTCGAACTGGTCGTCAATGAGGGTGTCCGTGGCGAGGTTCGCGCTTCGACCTACGTCACCGTCCAGACGATCCAGCCGTACGCTCCGAACCTGAACCAGTTGGTCACGCTGGGCGCGTACACCGTGGGTGCAAACGGCATCACCGGCCTCGCCTCGACCGACTACATCGGCACCTCGTCCGGCGCGATTGCGACCGGCCTCAAGGCTGCCGAGAACGCCGAGCGCGTGGACTTCAACGTGCTGCTCATCCCCGGCAACACGCACAAGGACGTGATCGCCGCGATGATCGCCACGGCGGAGTTCCGTGACGACTGCGTGGCTCTCATCGACCCGCCGTACAGCCTCACCCGCGATCAGGTCGTGGCGTGGCACAACGGGACGTACACCAACGTCGCCAATGCGCCGACCGCCCCGATCGACTCGCGCAAGGCGATCATCTCGTGGCCGTGGGGTCGCACTTACTCGGACTACCTGAAGAAGAACATCTGGCTCCCGCCGAGCATCGGCACGCTGGAAGCGTTCACCTTCGGTGACTCCAACCCCGGCCCGTGGCTGGCTCCCGCCGGTCACAAGCGCGGTGTCCTCAGCGTCTACAACCAGCTCGAATACACGCCGATGCTGGCTGACCGCGACATCTTGCTGGGCGGCAACAACCGCATCAATCCGTTCGTCGAGTTCATCAGCCAGACGAGCGAGTCGATCGTGTTCTACGGCAACGCGACCTGCCAACGCGCCCCTGGCCCCTTCCAGGCGATCCACATTCAGCGTGGCATCCTCTACCTGAAGAAGCTGGTGGTCGAGTCGGTCCGCTTCCTGCACTTCGATCCGAACAACTCCACTACGCGCCGCGACTTCGAGCAGCTTGTGCAGCCGCACATCCAGGCTCTCATCACGGCTGGCGGTCTGGAGGCTGACAGCACGGTGAAGTGCGACAGCGACAACAATCCCCCCGAAGTCCGAGCGCAGCGGAAGATGGTGGGCCAACTGTTCCTGCGTCCGATCGACGCGAGCGAGATCATCGAGATCGAGTTCGCCGTGTTCAGCACGGGCGTCGAGTTCACGTCCTGATCTAGCGAGGAGCAACTACTCAAATGCCTCTTGATTCACTCAGCGCGCAACACATCGGCGGGCAGGCTCCCGGCGAGTTCGAGTTGCAGCGTCAGAACAACGGTCTGCTCTACATCGTCGGCTTGGATGGCAATACCGATAACGTCATCACGCTGGGCCTGTCGAGCTTCCCGATCCCCAAGATCAGCCAGGGCGTCATCGAAGTCGCTTGGCTCAACGAGAAGCGCAAGTTTCCCGGCAACGTCACGTTCGACGATCTCAGCATCGTCATCCGTGACTACGTTGACCGGAACATGGCTGGCATCCTGCTGAAGTGGCGTGCGCTCTGCTACGACCACTTCACGGGCAAGGTCGGTCGCGCGTCGTCCTGCAAGAAGCAGGCTCGTATCGTGCTCTTCTCGCCCACGGGCGACCTGGAGCGAGAGTACGAGCTTCAGGGTGTCTGGCCGTCGGCCTTCGACGGTGGCGACATCGACATGGCGGGCGAGGACGGCGTGAACATCACGATCACGCTGACCTACGACAAGTTCATCCCGAAGTTCCTGCCGTGAGCTAGCACGGCAGGTCGGGCTGAGTAGAATGGTCGGCACGGTAAGCGAGCCGACGTTCTTTGCGCGTCGGGCGGGGGCAACCCCGCCCGATTCGTTTCCCGGCGGACCTCGTGCGACCGTCGGTGACAGCGTGTCACCGAACACCCTTCGCCATCGACGAGGTTCCCGTGAAGCCGAAGATCGTGCAGCCGACGGCTGCGTCTGAGTCCACCAAGACCCCCAGCCTCGCGTACGCGCCTACTACGCTCCCATCGCGCGGACGCCTGTACGGCCCTGAGAGCGTCGTCCCGACCCCCGAGATCCCTGGCGGCGTCGTCGAGATCCGCAAGATGACGATCGCGGAGGATGAGCTGCTGGCCTCGTCTGGCGGCTCGGCCCTGGTCCGCCTGAGCAAGCTGATCGCAAACTGCACGAAGCTCCCTGCTTCGTTCGACGCCGAGAAGCTGCTGATTGCCGACCGGGTGTTCCTGCTGATCGCCATCCGCACGCACACCTTCGGCCCCAGCTACCAGATCCAGTTCAAGTGCCGCCATTGCCGCCACCCCAACAAGCGGTCGGTGGACGTGTTGAGCACCCTGAACGAGAAGCCGCTGGCGGACGAGATCGTAGAACCGTTCACGGTGACCCTGCCGGACGCAGGCGTGACCGTCGGTCTTCGGTTCACGCGCGGCTTCGACGAGCAGGAAGCCCTCAAAATGGCGAAGGCGGCTGAGGCTCGTGGGCAGGCCGCCACACCCATCCGCGACCAGCTCCGCCAACTGATCGCCGAGATCGACGGCGAGCCGATCAAGAATCCCCTGGCCCGCATCGACCTCATCAACCGGCTGACTGCCGTGGACCTTGCCGCCATTCGTGGCGCAAACGCCAAGGCCGAGTTCGGCGTTGACCTAACCATCTACCCCGACTGCGAGAGGTGTGAAGCGTCGAACGAGCTGGATATGCCGTTCGACGTGGACTTCTTTCGCCCAACCGGCGATTGATCCCGAGACGCTGCAAAAGCAGTCGTTCTTCCTGCGCTACCACGGGCGCGGGCTGACGCTTGCGGACGTGAACTCGATGACCTTCGACACTATGCAGCGGGAGGTCAAGATGCTTCACGAGCAGTTGCAGACCGAAGCCAAGGCGCGCGAAGAGGCGGCAGCGCGCGCGAGAGTGAAGCGCAAGTAGAGGGCTTACTCTCGTGCGGATATACTGACCAAGCACCAACGAGGAACGATCTGTGGCAAACGAGTGGGTTAGAGCTTCCGTCACGCTAGTCCCGAACGTCGCGCCGCTTCACACCATCACGAACGCTGTGAACGCCATCGGCTCGTTCCTCGTCTTTGGCGGTTGGGAGTTGGCGTCGTGGTCCGGTGCAGCGAACAACCGCCACTACGTCCGCGCAGATCGGGGTGCTCGCGAGCGGTGGCGATACGAAGGTGACGGACAGACTCAAAACTGCGGCATCCACGTCGAAGTCTCTGGCACCAGCATCCGCATCTCGTCATTCCTGGAGAACACGACACAGACCGGCTCGCAGATCGACACCAACACGATCTCGCCAGGAAGCGTCACAACGTCAGCGACCCCCTACATCTCGATCGCGTTCGACTCCACCGCGCCGAACAACTACTTGATGATTTGCGGTGAGGACGGCTTTTACATCGAAGCTGGCCGAGACGCTTCCACGGTGAACCTCGGACACGGGATGATCTGCTGCTTCGCGGCGATCACCGAGCTGAACGCGACAAAGGACGCGGTTGTTCGGTCAACGGCGCAGGGTCTTCCGATGGATCTGACCGGGACGTGCAAGTTCACGACCAACCGAAACCTTCGTTTCGTGATCGACGATGGCTCGTCGCGCAACTTCACTGGTGGATTGCGTCTGTACTCCCCGCGCGGAGTCAGCTCCACGACGCAGCCAGGGACGCCCACGAACCAACCGGACTACTACATCGGAAACCGCGACCTGATCCTCGGCTGCAACGTAAACACCCCAGGAACAAACGCGGACAACCTCACGTTTGCCGCGACTTTCGGGCACCGCAACAGCCCGGAAGACGGTCGATACCGAATCTCTCCGATCTTGATGATTCAGGAGGAGACCTCGACTGACTTCAAGAACCAAGCTGCGAGCAGCTCACTCGCCTCTAACACCGTTGCCGCTGCAACTGGCGGTGTGACCGCGATCATCCGCGACATCCGGCACGATCGCCAGATCCTTCGCCTTGTCGTCGCAGACTACACGCTGCTGCCGTTCGCCAACTTGACTGAAGCGCAGACTGGCAAAGTGTATCGCCTGTTCGAGTTCAACGACGGCGGTCGAACCGCGAACCTCGGCATCGAGTGGACTGATGTCGTTGTTGTCCCCTCTCTGGTGTGACCCATGACCGAGTTCGGCCAATCCAACCCAGCAGCTCCCAACATCTACTGGAACCAGTCGTTCTTCGCGTTCACGAAGACCGGCTTCGTGAGCCATATGTGCCGTGCCTTGAAGACGGTCGGCATGGTCCCGCTCACCTACTGGTGGCCGTACGACGCGCTTGATCCGGCAAACGCCGAGATCGTTCGCACTCCAGACAACACCAACTTCTCGACCGACATCTTCGCGTTCGACTTCCCCGACTCGTCCGCGTTCACGATCAACGACAACGCCGGAACTCCGACGACGTGGCGACCGTTCATCTGCGTCGTCGCGTACTACGGAAACTTCGCGTCCGCATCGTCTATCAACCAGCAAAGCGAGTTCGTTCGCATTGAGTCTGGCATCCGGTCAAGCGGTGCGTTGTCGCTGAACGATTCGCGTGGCCGGTGGCGTCAGTTCACCGCGAACAACAACGGGTGGGGTCGTCACAACGATACCGTGACTCTGAGCGGAGCTGGCGGTCTTGGCGATCTCTCGCGTGGGATGTTCGTTCAGAAGGCCGACTGGAAACCGTACGCCTCGTACGCGGGCGCAGGCGACGTGAACACGCTTGGCGTGAAGAACGTGTTCGTCTACCTGGGCAAAGCTGGCCTGTTCATCTACGTCGGCACCGGATCGACCCGTGGTGAGTTCGGTTCGTTGATGGCTGCGGGCTTCGCCTTCGGTGGCGCACGTCTTCCGGGTCGCGCGCTCGCGGTTGATCCCAACCTCAACCGGATCAACCCCATCGTCAACTTGGCGATGCTTGAGACGGAGACCGAGATGAACGTCGTCAACACGTCGTGGCGCGCGGTCATCCAAGGCATCCAGCACGATCAAGTCTCCACCTTCGGCACCACGAACAACGACTGGACCTGGGCCGACGTGTGGAACTTGGAGAACGCCGAGATCCCGTTCTACCCGTCACGCCGCGTCAACACGGTCCCCAGCCCTCGCCGCCTTTCGAGCGGCCAAGGCGCGCACATCCTTGGTCGTCCGGTCATCATGCCGAAGGAGCTGTTCTCGAACAGCGCGATCCTCTTCGGTCCGCTGATCCCGCAGGCATCGTCGAGCGACACGCGCCCGACCTTTGCTGAGGTGTTCACCTGCCCAGGTCTGCGGTTCACGGACACGACGGCACCGCTCGGTGACTACCAAGAGCCGGAAACGCTGGAGAACTGGCGCATCGTTCCGTGGCCTTCGTCCACGTCTCCGCTCGGTTCAGGCATCGCGCTGTACTCGGAGAATGCGTACACGGTGAGCACCCTGTTCACCGGATCACGCACGGTGCTCGACTTGCGCGACTACGTTTTCAACGGGCAGACGAACGCGACTGGATCGACCGCGTTTGCTGTTGGCTCTCCGGTCACGCTTGCGTCAAACCCGTCGGGCATCAGCGGGAGTGCCGTCCATCTGACGATCCCAGCCGCAGCGGGCACAACGCGCTGGCAGTTGAGCGCGCTGACCAACGAATCTCCGAGTCAACCGGCGGTCCTGTACGTCAACTCCAGCACCTACAGCACGTCTTCGCCGAACGGCATGGCGGGGTTCACCAGCGGCCCATCGACGTTGACGCTGCAACTGACGATCAACCCGCTCAACACCGATCCGGTGGACTCGCTCTACGACGTGCAGATCACCATGCGCGTTCGCGGAGGCACGCAGGACCAACACAACTTCACGCTGGGCAACATCCTCAACGGTGCAGCATTCACCGCGTCGCTGTACGACACGGTTGACGCCGTTTCCCGGTCGTCGGTCGCAACCTCCGGCGCGCTGACCACGCACTACGCTTACAACTATCGAACGTACTCCGCACAGGTCGTGCGCGATCCGTTCACCGCAGGCTCGCCGATCGTCTTGCAGTTCAACGCCAACCGCACAGCAGACGCGACTGACGCAACCGTGATCGAGATCAACGCGGTCACGCTTCGCCGCTCGCGATACCTCTGATCCATGGTTCAGTACGTTCTTTCAGGCACGACCGGAGCCGCTGCGCTACTCAGCGGAGAAGTTCGTACACGGAAGTTCGTTCTCGCCACCGATCCACTGATCGCGTCGTCGCTGCTGTTCGGTGACATTCGGCCGACGGTCACCAACCTTCGCGGCACGATCGACGTGGTTGCTGCCGTCACCAACGGCATCGCTCCTGCGATTCCGCCGCTGTTGGAGCCGTTGGTCGAGCTGGAGCAAGCGTTTCGCCTGCGCTGGTCATCGCACGCGCCATTGCTCGTCTCTGCGGATCTCGAAGCAGACGCTTCGTTCATCCGCACAGAAGTGCCTAAGTCGGTGGTCGGCCGCACTCTCGGCGTCGCCGAGCTGACCGGATCTTTCCCGCTGATCGTCAAGGTCACGGGTGAGGTCGCCGCACCAAGCCTTCTCGCACAGACGTTCGGATTCTCCGATCTGATTCTGGCGACGCCTGGCCTTCCGGTCATCACCACCACTACGGTGCTGACGGGGACGTTCTCCATCCCCGGAGCGCAGCGTTCCCCGCCGTACGTTCAGTTCACCGGAACCAACCAGCTCGAACGCCCGACAAGCGATTCGACGCTCAATCCCACAAGCGCGTTCACCGTCAGCGTCACGTTCGACCCAGAGCTGATCGTCGTCGGTCAAAACTGCACGATCGTCGCCAAGCACCGCGCACAGACGAACCAGTACGGATGGCTTGTCAGCTACACCGCGTCCACGGGCATCGTCACGTTCACGGTGTACGGCGCAACTGACGGGTCGGTCTCTCGTGCGCGCCCGACCAGCACGGCGATTCGTGTCCGATCGCGGTTCACCGCGCTGGTCGATGCGTCCGGCAACATCACGATCTACGTCAACGGTGCCACCAACCAAGGCACGCAGATTGACGTTGGCGCGTGGACTTCTCCCGCCGCATCGACGGAGGTGTTGTCTTTCGGGTGCGACTCGCCAAGCGCAAACGGCCTCAACCGGATGACCGGCGCGTTCTACGACTTCGCGTTCTGGAACGTCGCGTTGTCGGGAAGTGACGCAGCGTCACTCTTGCCAGACGGCGGATTGCCGACGGCACTCAACACCGCGTCCTTGGTCGCGTACTGGAACAGCACGCGAATCGTTGTCTCCGACGCCAACAGCGCGTTTGCTGGGTGGTCGGACTCGGTGAACTCGTGGTCGGTGTACGAAGGGAGCCAGCCCGGCAGGACGCAACTGTTCGCGCTTGCCGACAACAGCGGCATGACGCCGTTCTCGCCGCCGCTTCCTCTGACGCACTACTACGACTCGCTGCTCGCGGATCGCGCTTCGATTCCACCAAGCGACGCGCTCACGACGACGCACAATCTCTCGTCGGACGGTCGTTGGCGACTGTGGAGCGCAGGCTCGATCACCCCGCAGATTTCCACGACGTTCCGTCAGTATCGAGGCGACGCGACGGTCAGCATCGTTCTGTCCCGCGTCACGGGTGCGAACGATGTCATCATCGTTCAGTTCTACGGCATCCAGATTCGCTTCCAGGCGGTCAACAGCCTCTTCATCGTCTCCGGTGACGACAACGTGGGGTCAACCAACGAGCGATACAACTACACCATCGCTTTGGCCGAAGGCCGCGTTGCGGGCACGTTCACCCCGCCGCCGACCGCAAGCGTCGTGATCGTCACGATGCGCTTCAACAGCTACACCAAGGACATCGACCTGTTCATCAACGGAAACCGGATCACGACCGGGACCAAACTGACGGGTCAATCGACCAACGTCCGCACGACGAACCTGATATTCGCGGACTTCGCTGACTTCCGGCTCGCCTCGTTCATCCCTGCGTGCCTGAACAACGCGCAGGTCCAGCAGATGCTCGCAGGGTTCAACCCGAGGTCGCACAACGCTTACCTGCCGGACTACTTCCATCCGTACAACGCATCGCCGTTCGTCATCAACGATGCGCCGCTCTATCCGCTGTTCGACGAGACGGATGCCGAGCCGATTCCGTTTGCCTCGTCGCCGACCACCGTCGCAGGCCGCATCGCCTTTGCCGACGCACGCGATGTCGCACCGCCGCACATCGCAGGAGGCATCGTCCCAGGCAGCGTGACGATCACGGTTCCGCAGTCCACCGTCGGCACGTTCTCGTACGTCGATAACAGCTCCGGCCAGTTCGTCGCCAGCCCTGGATCGCCAGCCGTTTCGTCGTCGTACATCAACTACGTCGGCGTGAACGCTTCCGGCGCGATCACGATCAACACGCTTCCTGCGGACGGCGACACGGTGACGCTGACGAGCACCGACGGCAGCTACAGCGTCACCTTCGAGTTCGACAGCAATAGCAGTTGGTCTTCGTCGCGTTACCGCGTCGTCATACCCGGAACGGTCACGCTTGCCGCGCAGGCTCTCCGTGACGCGATCAACCACAGCTTCTTGTTGGGCATCGCGGCCACGTCTGCCAGCGGCCTCATCAGCCTTCAGCACCGGATTGCGCGTGCTCCCGTCTCGAACCTGATCGCGGTCACCGGGTCCAACATCACGAAGTCGGACTTCAGCGGCGGCATCGACGCAGGAACGTGGTTCATACAGATCGTCGGGACCGGCGGCTTGTTCAGCACGACCGTCCGTGGCCGCGCTACCTACGAATGGAACTCTGACGGTCTGAACCGTTGGCCCGCGCCGTACGCTGACGAAGCCATCGAGATGCCGCTGGTCACGTTGTTCAAGACGACGGACCAGATCCTCAGCCTGTACGCCGACGCGCCGTACATCATCAAGGACGGCTTCGATCAGGACGCGGAAAGCACCGGCTCGACGGCGTTCTTGTCGCCGAATCCGACTGTCGTCAACGTCACCGCCGACAACTACGTCGTGACCGCGACGGCCAACGCAGGTCCGACCAACGCCGGTCCGTGCATCATGTGGTGGGAGATCGAACTCGTTTCGGGTTCGACGGAGGTGATGGTCGTCGCGGACTACTTCCTGCCGACGCTGTTCTCCATCAACCGCAATCAGGTCAACACGTTCCCGATCCCTCCGGGTCAGGACTGGAACGAGAAACGCATCCGGTTCGTCATCCAGGCGGTCACCGACGCGACTCAGATTTGGCGGTCTCTGTTCTTCCGCATGGAAGGCACGGAGTTCGACAACAACCCGCCCGAGATCATCATCATCCCCGGTGGCGGCGGCACGACGCAGACCGAAGTCGGGGAACTGCTCACAACGCAAGAGAGGGAACGCTTGGTCATCGCACGACGCGCCCGTCTCCCCACGCCGATCGAACCGCAGCGAGACATCTCGCGCTACAAGACCACGAAGGTCTTCTCCGGCCCTCGCGGCTTGGAACTCGGCTTGATGGAGGTTCTGGACGATCTCTACACCATCGGGTCCGAGTACCGAACGTACTCGGTCCGGCCGCCGGACATCGGGTTTCTCGATAGACTGGCGGTCCTGTTCTATGGCGACGGCTACGAATGGGCTTGGTGGACGCTCGCGTACGCCAACAACATCACAGATCCAGACCAAGAGATGTACGTCGGACAGCGGCTGGTCATTCCGCCGCGTTCCGCCTTGCAGAAGTTCCTCTCGCGCGCATCCGTGACCACGTTGAGCACCTGACTCGGAGACTGACTGATGGCCCTCTCTGACCAAGCAATCGGCTTCTACCTCCAGATGGAGGACCGGATGACGCCGCAGCTCCCGGCTGCGTTGTCCGCGTACCAGAAGTTCGTCGGCTCGATGGAGAAACTGAACCGCAAGGCGTTCGATGGAACGTCCGGCCTGTTCGCAAACCTGTCGCAACTGGTCAAGGGTGCTACGCGCGTCGCCACCGGGTCGGCCATGAAGGTCAACTTGGAGATCACGCGCAAGTCGAAGCGGAACCTGACGGGGATCGTGAGTGACGCTGTGTCACGCGCGCTCGCGGGCACGAAGTTCCGTTTCCGTGCGTCGATGCCAAAGCGCGTCCTAGGGATGTTCTCTCAAGACGCCAGCCTGAAGACGCTGTACTCGGGAATGCCGCAGCCGCCGGACATGGTGGGTGGCATCCAGAAGTTCGCCAAGGGCGGTAAGGTCTCCGGCAAGGGTGCTACGCCAAACAAGGACTCGGTGCTCGGCCTGCTGACTCCTGGCGAAGTCGTCATCCCGACGGATCTCGTCAAGAAGATCGAGGATGCGTTCGAGAAGGTCGAAGCGACCAAGGGGATGATCGCGGCCGGGTTCGGATCGGCCAAGGAGCAGAAGCTCTACAACAAGGCCATCAAGGAGCTGACGGCCGCGATGGACACCTTGGCAGACAAGACCAAGGACGCGGGTCTGCAAACGCGCATGAAGCTCGCGCCGCAGATCGTCAACCTTCGCAACAAGATGAAGGATCTGACGGTCGCTGAGCAGAAGGCCGAGAAGGGAGCGAACGACCTGCTGGGACGTGCTCTCGCCCCGACTCGTTTCATCGCCATCATCGCCGCGATCAAGACCGCCAAGGAAGGGTTCAACGAGTTCACCAACGGCGTCTCGCAGTTCGGCCAACAAGTTGGCGTCGGCGAGTTCCAGTCGTTTCCCGAACGGCTACGCGAGATCCGGCAGCGTCTTGGCTTGACGGCTGAAGAGGCAACGACGTTCACGCAAGCCATCGGTGCGAGCGCGGATGCCGTCGGCACCAACCTCTTCGACGCCATGAAGGCGACCGACGCGCTCATCGACGCTGGCGTCAAGGATCGCAAGCTGCTGATCGAGCAGAGCGCGCTTCTCGCTCGTGCGAACCGCGTCACGGGTGCTGACTTCAACGAGCTGGCGAAGGCCGCGTTCTACTACCGAACGGAGCTGAAGGGTTCGGCTGCGGGCTTCGACGCGATCGTGTTGTCGATCGACAAGATGACTAAATCGACGGATCTGGCGGTGAACACGCCGGAGCTGATGCAGGCACTTACCGAGTCGTTGAACAACCCGATTCTCAAAGACGCCGGTCCTGCGGCGATCCAAAACTACGCTAACAACCTCCTTGGTCTCAAAGCTGCGGCTGCCACGGTCTTTGAGGGCGACAAGGGCATCGAGAAGATGTTCGCGGATGCGTTGTCCGGCAGCGAGGGAGCACTCAAGCAAGTTTCGCTGCTGACCGGCGGGTCCATCAACAGCTACGAAAGCCTGCGTGACGCACTCACGCAGAAAGACGGTCTCATCAACGCATTCAAGGGCACGGCTGCGGCGATCGAGGGGTATCGTACGCAAGGTCAGACAATGGAAGCCATCGGTGAGCAGATGG